AGCTTTAACTGCTAGACCATCAGCAATAAGTGGAAATTATACTTATTATCCTACAGTAAATGGATTTCAATCCGGAACTGATGCAGCAGATACTAAATTAGTTATATGGGGAAGAATAAATCTTACGACTCCCGCTGCATTTGCGGCAGAAAGTGCGATAAGGTTTTATTTTGCACTATTTGCTGCTGCTGCTGGTCGTATTGTTACTGTATATAAAGGTTCGTATTTTAGGTTGAAGAAAATCTTTTAATAGGAGGTTATTATGGCAGTTAGAGAGTATAAATACCAAGCTACTTCTACTGAAGGTAATTAGGAATTTTATATATGGGATAATAATGCAATAGAAAGAATTAGTGCTCCTGTTGTTCAACCATTTGAACATTTGAAAGAGCATACAGATTTTGTAGTTGGATGTGCGACTTATTCACGTAAACATAAATGCACAAGGATTGAAGTTACCAAAGTGTAAAGGAGAATAACAATGGCTAGGATTGCAACGAGACTTGCTGGACCTGCTCTAGTTACTAATGCTGCTGCTACTAAATTTACTGTTGCTGCACTTGAAAAGGTTATTGTGCGACATATTCATGTTCAGAATCCATCTGGTGCTGCCGTGACATTTACTGCATCCATCGGAGCAGACGCGGCGGGAACTAGAATCTTTGATGTGTATAGTATCGCTGCTGGTGCTGTGCTTGACCATTTTTGCTACTATATTGTGGATGCAGCAGAGATTTTTCAAGCATATGCGGGAACTAATAACATCTTGACTCTCACTATCGACGGTGATAGAATTGTTCTTGGCTAATTAAGAGTGATGTATGTTAATATTTAGAGGTTTGCCGGGAACGTCAGACCCCTATGTTAAAATAGGGATGTTTAACTCTAGAACCTATAACTTATTAGTAGTTATAGATAACTGGAGTCAACTCAATAAGAAATCAGTCAATATTAATGCTATAGATAATGGAGTTCATGGAAGTGGTGGGACAAAGTTTACATTTCATGGTAAATCTCTTGCCTGGGATATAAGTCCCACCACCTTCTTGTCTGAAGATTATAAAGATTTAGCTAAATATCTTCAATTAAGACTTCTGGCACCTTATCAAGTAATAGTAGAAGTAGACCATATTCATATTGAATGGGATACTGGACAGAGCAAATGAAAACTCGTGCATTACAACCAGAAGATATTGAGAAAATCAGGAAATTACATGAGAATTTCTATTCTGATTTAGAATTTCCTGATTTTTTGAATAACTTTCTTTGTGGTTTTGTGGTTACAGATGATAAAGATGATATAATTGTAGCTGGTGGAGTTCAACCCATTGGTGAAATTATACTCGTTACTGATAAAGATAAGAATAGGATTAAAATTGGTAAAGCATTAAGAGAAGCACAAAGAATATCACTTTATCTGGGTAGTAGATTTAACCTTGATGAATTGATTGCATTTGTAAAAGACAACGAATACGCTAGTCATCTTGTAAAACATGGGTTTCATCCTCGTAGCTCAGCATTTAGTATAAAGGTGCCAACATGGGGAAAGATAAGTCGCGACAGCAACAGCTTAGTAATGTAGCGAATACCTCTAGTGCAGGATACGCTTCTACTAAGGCTCCGACTGCTACGGAGAATGAATTTACACCCATTAGTCAGGATTTCTATAATACCTATCGTCAGGGTGTAGGTCAGCAGATGGGTGATTATAGTAACATTATGGGTGGTTATCAAGATTTTAATAAGAATCTTCTAGTCAACGGACCTAGGAGTTATGGTGCTCAATCAGTGAGTGTCAATAGACCTGCTGAATTGACAGAAGGTTATGGATATCTTCGCGAAGCTGCACCAGGGTATCGTAACTTCGCGGAAACTGGTGGATATTCACCTACTGATATTCAAGAACTCAGAGCGCGTGGTGTTAGTCCCATTCGTTCTGCATATAGTAATAGCATGATGGAATTAAATCGTGCTAGGTCATTAGGTGGTGCGGGTGGTTCGCCTAATTATATCGCTGCACTTAGTAAGATGCAGAGAGATATGCCTGAACAAATGGCAGGAGCTATGACTGGTGTTAATGCTAGTCTAGCTGATGCTATTAGACAGGGTAAACTTTCTGGATTAGCAGGATTGACAGGTATTGGCGGAACAATGGGTGGATTAGCTAGTGATGAATCAGGTAGACAGTTACAGGCTGGAATTGCTAATCAGGGTGCAGATTTACAGGCTCAGGGATTAAATGCACAATCACTAAGAGATTGGCAAGGTGCCCAACTATCTTCATTAGGGGGTCAAGCTAATCTGTATGGAACTACTCCTGCTATGGCGGCTACATTTGGCAATCAGGCATTAAATGCTTATGGTCAAAGATTTGGTGCTGAAGATGCACGTAATAATCTCGGTCTTGGTTATCTTAATACTCAACGTGGTGCAGCCAGTAGTATGACTGAATCTAAACCCTGGTGGCAGCAAGTATTAGGTGCTGTAGGTAGTGTGGCTCCTTATCTTATATGAATAGTCCAAGTTACTATAATCAACCGGGTGTTGGTATTACTGAAGGTCAAGGAACTAACTTCTTTAATAATAGTGGTTGGTAAGTTAGAAGGAAATTAAAATGCCTAGCTTTCTTGAATCCATGAGATTGAAGAATTTATTTCCTCCTGTTTATGGTAATGATTTACCATCACAAGGAGGTATAACTGGACGTATGCCTATACCTCCAGAATTATATAATCCAGCGCAATTGGATATGTCTGGAGTGTATGGTCCAAGTGCAGATATGGGTGTGGCTAATCCACAAGGTATTTCTGAGCCTCCACCTATGATTCCACCATCACCTGATTATGATGTGAATGCTCGAATGAGAGAGATGTATCAGCCTACTACTGATGCAACTAATAGATTCGAAGATTTAATTAATCAATATCCACAACGTGAAAATCCTAGTTGGTTACGTCGTATCGGTTCTATGGTTGTAGACTATACAAAGGGTTCAAAAGAGGGTCAAGCACTTTATAATGAACCTTTTGACCGAAAACAGGAAGATTGGAAAAATAAGATTGGCCCCGCGCAACAGTCAGCTAATCTTGAACGTCAGGAAAATGTCAATTCGAGAACTCTAGCATATCAGACTATTTCTGCTGAATTACGCGATAGGGCACAATTAGCTAAAGAACGTAAGGATGAAGTTCAAGCAAAGATACAGCAACAGCGTGCTGATTTGTATGAGTTTAAGGCTAGGCATCCGGGTTGGAAAATTATTCCCACTAAGGGTGGAAATGTTCATGCTATTGACCCCATTACAAACCAAGTTCATGACCTGGATATTCCAACTGGTAGTTTAACTAAAACTGATGAATTGAATGTAATACAAGAATATAAATTAGAAACAATTGAAGCAACTGGAAAACAGGCAAGACAAACTGAAGATAAAAGACAAACTGGTAGAATGGCTGTAGTTAAGGAACGCGGAACACAAGCTAGAGATACTAAGGCTACACCTTCTAGTTCTACTACAGGTAAACCTGAAACTGCTGCAAATAAGAAGGTTAGAGAATATCTACTTGCACGTGAATTGTTTAATTCTAATCCCAAACTTAGAGATTTTATTCACCTAGACAATAGTGGACCAAATTCATTTACATTAGATTTCCCTAAAACTAATAAAATAACTGGAGATAGTGGTCCTACTAGAGAACAATATAATAAAATACAAGACTACATTTATGGTGAAATGCCCTCAGTTTCATTGAATCTTAAACCTGGAACTATTCGAGTTAGTAAAGATGGTGAAACTGGAACTTTTGAAGGAACTGAAGCTGAAGCTATTGCGGCTGGATTTAAAGTGGTGAGATAACATGCCACAAAAAGATTCACGATTTACTCCAGATAAGCCGAAAAGAGACCCTAGATTCATTCCTGATACTATAGATGAATCTACTGAAGAACGTGACCCCGGTTTACTTAGAAAAGGGTGGGCTGCTATATCCACGCCTATTGCAGATATTCGTGGAAATCCTGCTATTAGGCAAGCTACAGATGAATTCGCGAAGGAACATCCTGTCATTGGAGGGGGTGCGAATTTCTTAGCTGATATGGTATCTGGATTATCATCTCCATTAAATCTTGCATTTGCTGGATTAGGTGCAGGTGAAGTAGTAGCCGCGAAGTATGGATTACCTGCTATTGCTAAAGGATTACAGTATGGTAGGCAAGGACTATCTCTCCCTGTAGCTTATGAAGGTGCAGAAAATATTTATGGTGGAGCTACAGAGGGTAATTGGGCACAAGGTATAGGTGGTGGATTAGAACTATTAGGTGGACTTGCAGGAATAAGACCGGGTGGACATGTTCCGAAAGTTAAACTTAATATTACCAAACCTTCAGTCAAACCTACTATTTCGGAAGTTCCAGAATCAGCATGGTTTGATATAGAACACGGTCCAGAAGCTACAAAATCGACCGGGGAGCAACTTTCACTCCCGATTCGACCCGCAGTAAACCCGGCTGTCTCGAAGCCTGTAATCGAGCCACTGAAAACCGAGCCACAAGGTATTGAGACTAAACCTGTATTTACTTCGATTGATGCACTTCTCACTACCCCAGAAGAAGTCCATACTGCATTTAATGATGGTAAAATAAATCAAGAACACGCATTAAAGTTACTGGAAAAGATTTATAAAGCTGAACAGAAAGCTGCTGCTAAACAAGTTAAACCTCCTGTTGCTAAAACTAAAACTGGTAAGGTCATTGAACCTACATATGTATTTGGGAAGGAACAAGTTAATCCCGAATTTATTGAAAAGGCTAAACAGCAGGGATATAAATTCCAGGGATTAGATGATAATGGTGACTGGAAATTTAAGAAAACTACTGAACCTCCTGCCCCTGTTTCAATGGCAGGAATTCAAATGACTGATACTCCAGTTATTGAACCTGTTGTTTCAAAACCTGTAATTGAATCTACTCCACCTATTGAACCTACTCCAGTTAAATCAACCCCATTCACTGAATCTGTATTGGCTAGTGAACCAAAAGTTCAAGTGCCTAAACTTGGAATTCCAGAAGTAGTGGAATTAATGCGAAGTGGTCAAGTAAAGAATATGGCGGGATTGCAGAAAGAACTTGGAGTTAATTTTAATCTAACTAGGGTAATTTGGAATAAGGCTAAGGATGTAATTGGACCTAAAGAATATGGTGAGATACAAACTGCTCGTAAGATAGGTGGAGTTACAGAACTTCCAATTAAACAACCGGGGGTTGGACCTGTTCCTGTTAAACCTATTGAGGCACCTATTGAGGCACCCGTAGCAGCAGCTCCAGAAGTTTCAACAGGTAAAGCAGTTGTTCCTAAAGAGAAGGTTACTCCAGACTTTATTCGTAATGCTCGCGCTCAGGGATTTGAATATGATTCATTAACTGAGAATGGAGATTTTGTATTTAGAGAAGCTCCTCCAGTCTTTGAGGCACCACCAGAACTTGTTAATGAACCTGCTCCTAAAGTGACTAAACCTGCGAAGGTCAAAACAAGTAGCATAGGAATTCCTATCACTGAGACTGGTAGTGCTGACCTTAATGGAATGGTTAATGATTTGCGGGCTATGCGTCGAAGGAAGGGTATTAATCAGTATACTGAACAAGAAGCTATTACATATAGAGGATTACTGGAGAGTATTAAGAATCATCCTGATTTACCTCCTGATATGAAAGCTGCGTGGGATGTAGTTACTTCTCCACCTGAACCTGTGGTTACTACTCCTACAGTTGAGACTCCAGTTACACCAGTTACACCTACTAAGATTACGCCTAAAACAGCCGCAGAAACTTGGGCTGCAAGAGTAGCTGAATTAGATGCTGCAAATGCTCCAGATATAGAGTATCAAAGTATTCTATCTACGGCTGCAAAGAATCCATTAAAAGAAGGTCAGACTTGGCGTGGTAAGGTTCTAAAGTTTATTGAATTAGCAGGAAAGAAACAAGCCGAAGCTGATAAACCTACAGGATTTGGTAGTCGGTTTAAGGGTGAAAAGGGCGAAGTTCTCATTAGACAGGGAAAACCAGAAAAGTTTCTTCATGACTTTCCTATAGGAGAAATAGTCGTAGTTAAAAGTGCTCAAGCTATTCCGAGAAATGTTAAGAAACTATTTGATGCAGGATTTAGATTTGAAGGTAAAAATGAAGCTGGAGATTTTAGATTTAAGAAGACAGAAACTACTACAAAGGCTCCTATTCTTGAAGAAGAAGTAGGTAAACAACGTCCAACTAAACAGGGTGCTAGGGGTGAATTAGGTGCAATTCAAGATGCTAAGAAATCTTCTATTGTAGCGGAAGTATTTAATCTTCCTCGCGGTATCATGGCATCATGGGACTTATCTGCTCCATTAAGACAGGGATTGCCATTAATTCATAAAAAGGAATTTTGGACTGCTTTAAATCCTATGATGAAATCATGGGCTTCAGAAGAAGGATTTCAAGCTAGTCAAGCTGCTATTGCAGAAAGACCACTATTTAAGAAGCGTTTTGATGATTTAGGAAATAAACTTCCATCATTTGCTGATGACGCTGGTTTGAAATTAACTGATTTGACTGACCTAAGTAAACGTGAAGAAGCTATTATGTCTACATGGGCTGAGAAGGTGCCTGTAGTGAGAGCATCTAATAGAGCCTATACAGCATTCTTGAATAATCTTAGAGCAGATGTATTTGAAAATCTAATTAAAAATGCAGATATTCTAGGTAGTAATACTAAAGGAAATCTTCCCCTGGCTCGTGCATTAGCAGACTTCGTTAATACTGCTTCCGGACGAGGTAAATTATCAGTAGATATTCCTGATAGATTTCAAAAACTATTTGGTGGTAAAACTGAATTGAGTTTGGAATCCTCTGCTGTTCTATTGAATACCGGACTATTTGCACCTAGACTAATTGCATCTAGAGTTAAGATACTTAATCCTGCATATTATATTATGGCTACTCCAATGGTTCGTAAAGAAGCCTTAAAGAGTTTATTTGCGATTACTGCTGTAGGTAATTCAGTTCTTCAACTTGCTAAGATGGCAGGAGCAGAAGTAGAAACTGACCCTAATAATTCAGACTTTGGAAAAGCTAAAATTGGAAATACTCGACTTGACCCTTGGGCAGGATTTCAACAGTATGTCGTAGCTGCGAATAGATTAATTAGACCTACCTTTGCTAGAGTTCCAGGATTAGAAGAAGGAACTGATACTGGTGCAGTTCCATTGGACCTTGCTACTGGATTTATGGGTAAGGGAGGACAGACAGTATCTAGTTCTACTAGTGGAAGAAAATATGACTTGTGGAATGAACGTCCTGGTCCGTTTGACCCATCACCTGCTACAATTGCCACGCGGTTTCTACGTGGTAAGACTCATCCAGTAATAAACTTTGGTTGGGCACTTTTGACAGGTAAGAAAGAAATGTCTGGTCAGAAGATGAATTTTAAAACTATGAATCCAATGGAAAATGCAATTGCACAAAGATTTATCCCTATTCTTATGCAAGATGTTTATCAACTTGCAAAAGAAAGTCCTGAATTGCTACCACTCGCTATTCCAGCAGCACTTGGAATGGGTGTTCAAACTTATGGGGGTGTTAAATAATTAATATCCTTCGGGAATTTCGATATTAGTTATTATTCCCTTTTTTAAAGGGAGTAATTTTATTCTTTCCCTTCTCTCCCTACGGTCACTCATCCAGAGGACCATAATAACGATGAGGTCTATCTCTGTATCTTCAACTGATTCATTCTTTGGAACCTTACCGTCATTCTCTAGATTTGCGAGGCGATAGAGTTTTTCTCCCATTCTAGCTACGAATCCTGCATCTCTACAATCATCGAATAATTGACCCATTTGCCCCGCGAAATGGTAATTTCCATAAGGGTTACCTTCGGACGCATAATCATGACTTTTCTTAGCATGTAACTCGGATGCTTGACTTAATAGTAAATTGAACATCGTTGTGCTTCCAATCATTTTTTTGACTTCCCTTCCATATACACTTTTAATTCTTGAACTTGGTCTGGAGGCATGGTATACACAATCTGATTACCTATTGAGTTAGTCTTAATCATTCCAGTTGCATCAAACGATTGCATGATATCATCGAACTCTTGTGAACTTTCGTAATGCTGCCACATTTTCTTCATTAGAAGAAGTCTAGTGACTTGATGATTATCACGATTCAATAGTTCCATAATAATTGTAGTTTTCAGTAAGGCAGATTGACTGATTCCATGCTTTCCTAAAGTAGTCTTTCGGACATTACCTAGTAACTTTTCTGATTCAGTGATAGCATCAGTCATAGCCTCGGGAGTTAGAACTAATTCGGGATGATACGCGAGGGATAGTAACATAGCCACCTTTAATACACTATCTCCGAATCTGTTGAGTGTGCCTGTTTCATCCTTCTCTGAACTTTTAACAACCTCCTTGAAGTTTTCATACCAATCATCATATATGATTCCTACTTCATTAAAGTAGACATCCCTACCATGTTTCCTTTTTCTATACTTATATTCTTCAGTTTGTTCTATTTGAGCGATTGGATGAAACTGTCCAGATAACTTTGAAATTTGTTTGAGATAATTGGCAGACTCAACATAGTTAGGAGGATGAGACAAAGGATATATAAGACTGTTTGATACTTTACTCTCTTTTTCATAAACAATGAATGTTCTAGCAAAATAGCCTCCCTGAATTGCGCTACGTGTGAAAAAGTCCTCAGACATAGCTTCATTAGTGGCAGTAAGCATGGTAATTGTTGGGTCTTTTAACTCGAACGACTCCATTTTCAGTAGACTTCGCCACTCTCCCACATTATACTGTCTGTCATATAGGTCTGTAAGTATCTTTGTAGCTACCTTATCGTCAACAATACTAGAGGATAATTCTGATGAACATATGAAAGCAACAGACTTAGATATTACCTTTCCTCCCGGTTGTGTAAATGCTGTTCCTAAATCCTTTAGAATACCTTGAATTGACGACCTACCTGAAATAATTCGAGTATTATTAACAGGCTTCACTAATTGTCTAGCCATACTGATAGGTGGACCTTTCTTCAATCCTGAATCAGCATGAAGCATGACATAGATATTAGGATACAAATTATAGATTTGTCTATCAAGCCATACTTGGTCCTTAACTACTGCCGATATAGCAGCTATAGCACTCCAATACCAGAATGAGACTGGTGATTCTAATTCCTCATGTTGCTTGATTATTTCTGTTAGGAAATTCATGTGATTCTACGATTTTACTGATGTGGTCAATAACATCTATCAACCCTCTATTCTTAGGATTCACATACTCATTTCTAAAGAACTTATACAGCGCGAGGATTTCTTCTGGTGTTAGGTGATAAAAAAGAATTTTAGTCATTTTTTATCCTTTCATCTATTAACTCTCTAATGATTTTAATCATTTTATCTAATTCATGTGTTACTAGTTCGTCTATTTCTTTTCTCTTATAATATGCGAGTAATCCAAGTAATTCATACAAATCGTTAATTTTCATTTTTTCACCATGAATTGTTCGGTGATTGATTTAAATGATGGGATGGGTTTTGGTGTAAATGGAACTTCAAATTTGAATTTCTTCAAGTTCATGTAATTCATTCCTACTTCTATATCACATGGAATGATTAATTCATGTCGGCGTAATGTGCATTGTGAGAAATTGATAGGACGTTCCATTTCCTCCTTAATAATAGGAATCCACTCAGCTTGCTTCACAATAGGTATACAGAATAGTAAACAGTCATGTGACTCCATTACAATCTTAATGTTAAGTATCTTCGCACGTATTCGTATGGCCGCTGCTTTGGTGTTATCCGATACAGCCCTCTGAGGCATATAAGAGAATCCCTGTCTAAACAGTTCTTCTCCAAAGCGTTCATAGAAGGTTCGTTTACCACCTATAGGTGCATCTATACCATATGGTAATGGTGCTATTAACTGACGATTCTTCTTGAGAGCCTCAATTACTCCAGCTTGAAATACTCCCTGAACTTTAGGTGATTTCGCGTGGAATATCTTTAGTGCTTGTTCTGCAACCGCTTCCGAAATTTGTAGAGGTATCTTATACTTTCGTGCTTGAGTGTTGAGTTCAATAGATGCCCTACGCTTTCCCGCGCCAAGGTGTCCTGCATGTCTAAGAGTCTTGCCAGCGAATCTAATAGGATGCTCGTAACCAAGTATCTTTTTAGAATAATCAGATTCAACCCCACCGAAAAACCAAGAAGCAGTAAGAGCGTGTATGTCGTGTTCATCATACATCCTTAATGTATCTTCATCATCAGCCAATAATGCTACTACTCTAGCTTCTGCTTGTGAACTATCAGCTTGAACGAATATCTCATCTTCATTATCTGGGATATACATTCCTCGAATATCCTGACCAATATCACCATGCTTAGTCATGGTCTGAAAAGCTGTTCCTAATACTTTATTTTTCTTCTTTCCATTCTCGTCAATAACTTCAACTTGGGGTCTAATTGGAGGGTCTTGTTGTCCCGTTGACGTTCTGCCAGTATCCAAACAGGGGAAGTAGGTAGTTCGCATTCTTCCATCATAGTCAGGGAGGGCCATGAGGTATGTAGAGATACTCTTTCTAACCCGTCTACCTTCGAGTATAAGCTCACATATTTTCCGGTGTTCTGGTTTTTTAATAGCAGAGGGACTATTGAGTAAGGCTGTGATATCTTCTTCTCCAGTGGTGTCCTTACGAGGTAACTTGAGGTTATCCCAAAGTAAGACAGCAACTTGCGTGGGAGAATTGACATTAACTTCTGCCCCAATAAGCTTAAATAACTCATATCTAACCCTTTCATCCCATTCAACGTATTTTCTTAACAGTCTATCACGTTCATTTGTATCAACTTTAAATCCCTGATTCTCAATACTCCAGTAAACCTCAGGTAGTTTCATTAAGAAGTTTTCATAGAATGGACGCATACCTAATTCGTCTAGGTCTTGGTCCATATTCTCATCTACTTCGAGCGTAACGCAGGAATCACGGGCACATCCGGTAAGTAAATCCGTAATGCTTCCATGATACATGCCCTCATCCTTATAGAAAGGTTCCTCGGTATATAGACTGGTGTTGAACGCAAGTCCTTTGGGTAATTCGGGATTAATAGCATGAGCTTTGAGCATGGTATCCGAGGCAAGATATCGGATAATGAATCCGAGTCTTTTGATTTTATCTCTATCGTAATTGAAATTCTGCCCAACGATTTCTTTTTCATATAGCATCTCACTTAAAATAATCCAGCATTGAACTAAATCAGAATCCGGTATTGAACTAATACCATCACAATTCCATAGTGGAACTGTCATTCCATGATGTTTAACTAATGAAAGTCCGATACATACAGGGATACAAGTTCCGTTGGCTTCAATATCTACAGCCATACGAATTTTATCCTTGTATCTATCGCGAAACTCAGCTAGTTGGGCCGAATTTCGGCATATCTCTAATGTTCTACTTGGAAGTATTAGTTCGGAGAACTTCGATTGAGCATAAGCACGTTTGAAATCGAATGCCATCACTTGTCGATTCCAATATCCCTTAAATTCTACTCCTTGCGTTTGATGTAGTAAATGGGCAGGATGATAAGTGGGTATAAACTTAATCCCCATACCGTGCATAATACTACCACGATAGTCTCCAATTTTTGTTTTTCCGGATAAAGCCCAAAGAGAAGTGCTACTAAGAGCGAGGATACAGTTAGGTTTAATACTATTAATTTCTTCTTGCAATTCATGTAGTTGAACCTCCATATCTATTCCAGCATTTCTGGCTCGAATTGCGAAGGGTATCTTCTTACCAGGAAAGTTAGGTGGAACTGTATATTTACATACATTGGTTATCCAACAGTTTGAACGAGATACTCCAGCATCTACTAGAAGATGGTCTAATTCCTTACCAGATGAACCTGTAAAGGGTCTACCTGCAACTGTATCTTGAGGACTTGGACAGTCCCCTAGTATCATTAGTTTCGCACCTATGGACCCCATTCCGGGGACATATTTATGTTCACTCATTTTGTTTTCTTATGTGTTAAATCATAAACAATACTACCAATCATAGCTCCGCCAATAAGCATTACTATAAACGCAATAACACCAATAGTTTCACTCATGTTTTGTCAATCTATTAACAGTATCTATATGATATGTCATTGTAGCTTGTTGTGTAAGCCAGAGAAGAAACCTATCAAAATCAATTCTATCTACTACGAGAATTGATGATGCTCGTCCTATATAGTAAGCATCTGCTTCTGGACAGAATGAGAAATCTAGCACACCATTATGTTGACTTACAAAATTATATCCATGTATATATTTCATTTTAATTTCCTAAGTGCTTCCTGTCGCGATTCACATTTTAGAATCTTATCATTCGCGTGGATTTCTTTCGCGAGTCTAAGATTCTCACTAACCAATCCTACTGAGACTCCAAAATCATTAGCTGTTTTAGTTACTGTCCAATTCGGTTCTCTATGATACATGGCTAAGTGATAGATTTCCATTATTGTTACTTTGCCACGCCAATCTTTACACTCCTCATACTTCTGTTTGAAGGTCATTCGGAATAACCTCAATTTTGATAGCCCTAAACCCTTTACCCTCAACTTCAATTGGAGTAAATTCAACTTTCATTCCATTCTTTAATTCTTGAAACTTAAGTGTATCTTGTTTCAAAGAAGTCCAATGAAAGAAGATACGAGTAAACTTAATGTCCTTTGAGGATATGAAGCCCCATCCACTTTCAGAGACTTTGATAATCTTGCCATGTGCTCTAGTTTCTTCAATTGTATCTGACATGTTATTCCTCATGACTGGTGATTAGAATTTGTGAATCACCAATGTAATCTAATCCATCCACTATCCCATCTATATCAATCTTAAAATCTTCACCAATTTCGTTCATAGGGTCTAATCGTTGATAACGAGTAATAACTTCCATATCACCATTGTAGATTTTCGCGTATTCCTGTAGCTGCCTAATGAGTTCTTTTAGTTTCATTTCAATCTCCCATTTTCTTTACAAGAAATGTTCCTGCTATACAGGCAAGAATTACAATCATTACAATTAAATCACTATCAATAGAATGTAACACTTTTAGTAATTCAGTGAATTGTTCATCAGTCATTATGATTCTCCAAAAAGGGCGGGAGTCCATTCTGTATATACGGTTCTTGGTTTTAATCCAAGGAACTAAGTCGAATGGACTCCCTATCATCAGAATAACTTTATGGCCTCTCTGGGCTAATCATTCTCGCTAAAGTGGGTTTAGCTCTTATCGCCCCAGATAAGTGAATGAAGATACTTTTCCAGTTATTCTAATGAGTTTCAATTACACTCTTGGTTCCGGAATTTCATCTAGTTCCGGCTCATCATCATCATCTTCTTCGATTTCAGATTCATCCAAAGTCTCATCAGACTTAGAATATTCATCCATGTCCACTACTTCTTCGACCTTCGGTGATTCGTCCATTGTAAGTCTCCACTAGTTACTGAGTTAATTATCCTAGTTTCTGAAAGGCTTCCACAAAACTCTCAACTTCAGGAGTTAGACTATCTCTCGCAGCCTCTAAATCTGCAATCTTAGACTTATGATAAGCAATCTGGTCCTGAATAGTTTCTCTTAATGTTCGTGGTTTTCCTATAGTCTTGGCAGAGTCATATTGTGAAATTGGTTCACATGTAGCCCCGCGAATCATCTGATTGAAAATACTCATTGTTTCTCCCTGAATAGATTGCTGGCTCGGACGCTTTCGCTAGTTTTATGTCCGATAGTTTAAAAATAGACACCAGCAAATTGAAACTACTTAGCTACAGCAGTAACATCTGCCTTAGCAGGACGATACTTGTGGTTGCAACGATTTACCAGACGGTTCTGGTAAGTATCGTTTTCGACAAACACATCAACTTCCCTACCTTCGGCAGACTTCAAATCAAAACGAGTTCCCGACTTGACATCTACGCCGAAAGACTGGAGGAATCCAACTGCAAAGCCAATGGCTTTTGAGTTAAAATTCCAATCCAACGGAACTCCTGCAAACTCAGTGTCACCATTATCACCGTTGAACAGAATAGTAGCCTCAACGGGATAGTTAGTAGATGGCCCCTTCTCAGACTGTTTCGCGGGGGCTTCACCAATAGCATCAATCTTGACTCGATACCACGCGGGGGTGATAATCTTACCGCGCATCAAGTCTCGGTCACTGAATGTAATAACTGGCATTGTCTGCACTCCTACTTTGTTGGTGTGAATGATGTTGTGGATGTTACGAGTGTTGTTGGTGGAGATTGAATTCTCTCTATTGGCTTTTCAGCCTTTAGTTTCTCGATAGCCGGTGATATGAACTTCTCATATAACGGCTTATCATTGAATACAATCTCTTGAGGTAAGGGTAATGATGTTCTAGCGTAATCATTACCTGTATGCACCGTCATCAATCCATACTGCCCCTCCTTGTCAGCCTCGAATGCTGGCTTAATGTTGAAGTGGTATACCTCAGTCATATAAGCAGCAATCTTAGCTGAGATTTTCTCCGCACCAGTTACGATGATGCGCGAGTGATGTGTGAGCTTATTTGCATCATTATCCTTACGTGCGCCAAGGATATGAGCGATTAGGATTATATTCACATGATGAAATTTGTGAATATCTTTTAGTAATGCAATCATCTCCTGAAATGCAGCAGACTCAGCATTAAATTCCTCAAAACCAGATACAGGTATACCGCCTATCTTCTTACCTGTATTATCCTGTTGTTTTGATTTGCGAACTTGCCGAGTCATAACATCACCAATTGATGTAATTGAATCGACTATGATAGTCTTGTATGGACAGTTAACTTGCATCTTCTCTAATTGGTTGCGAGGCTTATCCCAATCAGTATAGTCCTCAAAGTTAATGTCCTTTAATGAAATACCCCAACGCTTTGCAGGTAATACTAGGGCTTCCATCTTTTGGTCTGTCGAAATCCAGAACTGTGGTGTTGGATATGACAGAGCAGCAGTAGATTTGCGAAGTCCCGGCTCTCCCTTAAACATGGAGAATAGAACTTCTACGTTGACATCATTAAGCGTTGACATTAGTGTCCTCTTTGATTAAGTAGGGCATTAGTGTTTTTCTCGTCACCCTATCAAACATCCAAGGATGACTCATAGTTTGGAATCTAAGCCTTAGTTCTATCCAAAGCCCCATCCAAAAATTCTGCGAGAGCTTCAATACTTTCTGCATCATTAGTTTTCCTTTTCTTGGTGCATTCACCACAATGAGGTAGAGTCATTGGTTTCCCACTAGACTGATTCATTACTTGCTTTCCGATAATCATTGGTTCACCACACCGATTACATTCACATAGTTTTCCTTCCGCGAGGGCAGTAGGAGTATAATGTGAACATGTTGGTTTCATACACTTATAAACATAATAAGCAGGATTGCCATACGCAGCAATATTCATCTTCTTATATCTATGCACATGATTGGCCGAATTTTTACTAGCCATACTAACTCTCTTTTAAATCTACTTCAAAACAAATTGCAGGTAGCCATCCTATATCTTCGTTACCACCTACTAAATAGAGTGACATATCTCTAACTTCTCCAGTATTTAGGTTTAGAATTCTTCCCCTACTCTCAAAACCTAATACTTCATATTTAGTTCCAAGTGGAACGTGTCTACCTATAATTTCCCAATCAGGTCTATCTGGGAATGTATGTCTTACTAGTTGAACTATCATTATTCATCCTCATTAGTTGGATTCCAAGATGGTCCTACGATGAAGTGAAGTTTCAATTCTTCTTCACGCATACCAGGGTCGGATTCACATACCTTGATGAATGCACAGTTACCATACTTTCCTTCACAATGGTCAAAGTTTGGAGGAAAGTGTCCTACTTCTGCATACATAAGCAGTAACTTTGCATAGAATGGAAGTGTTTCACTCTGCCATTCAAGTAATCTAGCTGCACTATATGAGATTGGAGGTCGAAGGAATTTTTCAGCAGGTTTGAGAGTCTTTTGAAAGCCAATCTTATTAATGAAAATGTTTCTTGTTTTCATTATTAAGCATTGACCTATAAATTGATTATTCAATGAAACAGTCTCTCTCCTCTGTTTCATTGTCTTATGGTCGATTGGAAAGATACCCTGATTAGTATCAGCAACTAAATCTAGTTTAGCTTTCCATAGAACACGAATCTCATCATCCTCATAAAGAACTTCACCCTTAACTACTTCTACTTCTAATGGAACCCAGTGGTCACTAATATAGAATCGGTGATACTCATCGCAAGTATCTAATACGAATTGCCATCCAGTCTTATATTCGACTGAATCCTTTGGTGTATTAAATACTCCGGGGTATTCATTAGGTGGATGTCCGCATTCTGGTTTAGGAATTTCAGGAGATGATATGAAGTTAGTGCAAGATGGGCAACCTCGAATGTATAACTCAGCAGCAGTTATACCGAATCCGAAGGCTTGTTCACGTTTAATTCCCTTGATTATAGACCCATAATATACTTCCATGAACTTATGGGTTATAGAACCACATTCAAGAGAATTAGACTTTCCGCTTAATGACATGAAATTATGATTAAATCTCAAGTCAGTAAGACGAGCACAACTCATTAGACTGGTTAAGACAGTCGCATCTAGGATGACATTCTTCTTGCCACCTATGGGTATATCCACTATATCATGGATATTAGTTTCACTGATAGTTCGTTCGTCAGTCATCGTGACTTACTCCATCATTTGTGTAGTTCGTTTTCATAGACTTTAACTACTTCGATTGGATATGTAGCTAAGTCACTAGGAGCTTTATTACAATTAGCTAATAGTTCTGCTTCTTTGTGTAGTTCAGCAGTTTTGATTCTATCTTCTAACATTCTACGTTCAAGTCTCTCTTTATTAGCTCTTTTCTTAGCAGCTCTCTTACGAATGTCACGTGAACGATTTCTTGATTTGGGCATTAGTTTCTCCAATTAATCGCGAGGGTCGGGGTTATGTGCAATATTCATCAAATCTGTTTCTATTCCTGCTATTCCGAAATGGTCATCACAATGAAAATATCTAATTCTTTTAGACCCAAATCCAAAACCTTTTCCACACTGAGAACAGCTTTTTTCAAAAAGAAGAGGAACATCAGCCTGATGTGTGTCATTAGCTTGAATCTTTGATACGAAGAATACAGCATCAGGTCCACAAGCATGTTCACTTTTACTTGTTCGTTCATCAGCACAAAATCGAGCTAATGATTCTTCTTCCCTTCCATAGACATAATCTATGTATCCTAAAGGGATTGGGCGAATGCAAACCCCTGACCCACTTATTCCGCCCAGGTGTTTGCAGTCTTTACAGAGTTTCATTGTCATTCTCCTTTTTCATATTGTTGCAATCACTTGTAATTTTCAGAAAGATATTTTCCATAGTATCTCCATCTAAACCTACTGCCCTTAACATTTTGTAGCCCTGATGGATTAAGGCTGTTGCAGTAACGACATCATATGGAAGTTCAGCAGCTACGCAAGCCTTTACAACTTCCATCTCTCTCATGGTTAGTAAGATTTCTACTACTTTATACAAGTCTTTTTCTTCGTCAGTCATTTCATTCATCCTTTACTTCAAAAGAGTTCCATCCAAATATTCAACGATATCCTTTGCGAGTTTGAGACTCATTCCCCTATGGGAATTTCTAATAATTCTGATTTTCAGAATCTTGAGACTGATATTGAGTGTTTTAACTGTTTGAAGTGCATATCTATGTAAAGTAGATACGGTGTGTAGAATGTTGATATCTTCATCAGTGATAACTACTTCTTCCATGTTATTGAAGAATGTAGTGGGTCCAATCGGTGTAGTCAGATTGCGTGGGCTTAAATCTACTCTATTCATTTAATTATCCCTCATTCCTGTCATTACATTTTCATAAGTCCAACCTTCATTGGTTCTTAACAAACGGATACGAGTTCCGTCTGCAATTTCAAAAGAAATTCTCCAAATTGTTAAGTCATTTCTACCAGCTTCTAAAGCATCTTGAAGTGTTTTGAAATTCTGTAGTGTGCCATCTTCTGAACGTGTTTGAAACATTTGAAACATAGTTTACCTCATTCCTACCATTGAAGTGATGTTAGTCTTGGCAACTTTACCCTGTCTAGCACGCTTCTCCTGATGTTTCTGAACTATTCTTTTCGCAACGGCGCGTCCAATATCACCTTCATCCCATTTAGGCATAGAACCCTTGTTCATTACTACATGAAACTGTCTACGCTTAGTTTCGATGGTATTATCTAGATGTTCATCTACTGTTCCTTCGGCTTCGGGAACAATGATATTGATAACATTAGATAATTGTCCAATTCTCCTGAATCGGCCCGGTGCGGCTTGGTCCTCATTCTGTGGATTCCACTGTCTCTCATGTAGAATACAGTCTGCACAACTTTGGAGGTCAATACCTTCTCCACAAGCTAGTGTAGACGCTACCATGACACAACGCTTCGATTTCAAGAAATCTTCTTGAACTTGGTATCCTTCAGGTTTACCAGTATGTTCTGAGGTATACTGATACACAGGAATTTCCTCGTCAACTAATCTCTGTGCTAATTGATACCAATTAGGATTAGATGCCTTGTCGGTATTCCTGAGGGCACTAATCATTAATTGTCCAACATCCTTATGATGAACAAAGATGACTAATTTCTTATCTGTGTCCTCAATGAATTCTTCGACATATCCAAGTGTAGCAGGGATTTTGGCGAGGCCCACTATATGCCTCATTCTAGCCATTTTAGCTACAACTTCGATACCTGATAATGCGTCCTCATTACCATCTTTTTCTGCTACTGCGTCATTATACCACTCAACGAAATCTGATACAGAATCATCATAGGTATCCTGTGATAATTCATCAAGCTGCATATTCAGTTTCGTTCGATTGATATCGGGAAATTCATCCATTACTTCGTTGTATTCACGACGAATTAATAGATTAGCAGTATATTCCCTGAACTTTTCAGGACGGCGAATACCACCCATCTTCTTTTTGTTACCCTGCCAGTAATAATCTACCCAAGTATCAAGAAATGCTTGATTAGAGTAGAACTTGATAGGGTCAATCATGTTTAGAACAGGGAAGAATTCACTCCCCCGGTTTTTCCACGGTGTCCCTGATAGAGGAATAACCTTACAACCATTGTTGTTGACCAACTTGCGAACTTCTTGAGTCCTCGCACTATCAACATTCTTAATCTGTTGACATTCATCGAGAATCACCAATTTGATGTTGAGTTTCTCAAGTTTCTCACGTGGGAATCTACGAAGTAAATCGTAGGGAATGATGTAGCACTTGAGATTGGGCATCACAAAATCTTTCGAGGTTGTGATAATCTGTGCTAGGAAGTCTGGGCCTAACCATCGAATCAGCTGCTTAAACCATTGAAATTTAATAGCTGATTTGGTGACAATGAGAGTAGGCGTGTAGAGTTTCGCGTGGAATCTCAATAATGCGAGAGCTTCTACAGTCTTACCCAGTCCCATATCATCGAAGAATCCAAACCCTTTCTGCATAGCTAGTGCAATCTCAGCAGCCCTAGCACCTACAGTCTGGAAATTGAATAGCTTGTATTCACCACAGATTTCACACCTGTTCTTATCCCAAGTGTGTTTGCAATTCTTAATCTCTGGTTTCCAATCATTAGAAACCATTGTTTCATACGGGGTCTGTTTGGGTAATACTTTCTTAATGATATGGAAGCATTCGAGAGTAATCAATTTAACAGTATTTCCATCTTTATCTACTGTCTCAATTGCAAACTTCTCAATTGCTACCTTACCACAATCGGGACATTTCTCTTGTAGGCGAGTGACTGAGAACTTCGGAGTTCTGATGACATTAACTACTTCTTTAACTTCTACTGTCATCTCAACAGTAGCGCCAGACCTAATGGCATCTAATACATATTCAGGAATGTTGAGATGTGAGCAAGGCTGAGTATTATCACAACCAATTTCCCTAGCTTTATCAGCCCATATTTCATTATGAGCCTGACCGGGACAAAGCGCGTGGGCTACTTCATGTTTAATTGTGCAGACTACTTCATCGTAAGGATGTATGTCTACATGATGTGCATTGATTATGATGCACTTATCCTTGTATACACACAATCCTAGGAATGGTTGATTAGGGTCTGAAGTTAGACGGACGTGCCAATCAGATAAGCCATGCTTATCTAATTCGTCCCGGCATAGTTTAGATGCTACATGCCTATTCATTATTTTGCCTCATTTATTTTCTTGGCTAATTTATCCAAGATTTCAAGTAATTGTCTTGGTGTAATTTCTTTAGGCCAAGACTTAATAGTTTCTATAATTACTAGTTTTTGAGTGTGATTGAGTTCCATTATTCACCAGCAGTTCTATCTTGATATGATTCAAGATAATTAGACCATTCTTTTCTACACTTAGAAGTGCAAAAATTCATATCCTCTTCTTTTTGAAGTTCGACGTAATAATCCTTGCAAC